AACCGGCGAGCGTTGCTCTCCTCCTGAGCACGCACGACGGCGGTCGCCTTCCGCAACGCGGCGCGCCCACCCTTCGCATTGGCCTCGTTCTTCAGCTGGGCCATCTTCGCCTTCACGCCGTCCAGGCCGCTGACGTCGAACCGGATGTTGTCAGCCATCGTTGACGCCCTCGCTGCACGGCAGCGTCATGTATTCCAGCCCGCTGACCGGATCGGCCAGCACGCCGTGCACGTTGTAGATCTGACGCCGGTGGATGACGCGGCTCTTGTCAGTGACCCCGCCACGGTGCCGGATGGTGATGCGAACGGTCACCTCGCTGTCGATGGCCTGGGCGGCCACGAACTCGCGGACGGACGCCGGCACGACTTCGGCGAACACCGTGGCCAGATCGATCCACGTCGTGATGGATGCGCCGGATCTAGGATCCTGGCTCTCCACGGGGTTCTGTATCAGGACCCGGTGGCGGAGGCGGCCGGCGGCGATCACCGCGGCTTCCCGCTCATGTAGGTGCCCGCCTCCGGATCAGCCTCCACGTCCTCACTCTGGCAGACGTAGTCCATCAGCCGGTTGGTCGCCTCCGCGTTCTCCGCCAGCGCTTGCGCCAGCGCCATCATCGCTTCCGCCTGCGCCATCTGTGCTGCGGCCGACGCCTTCAGCGCGTTCGACAGCTCGTTTTGCTCGTTCATGGGCAATTCCCATCCATTTCAACAGCCAGGCACGACGCCGCAGGCAACCTTGGCAGGCCACGTCAAACCCCGAGCCCGACCCGGTAGGGCCAGAGCAAGCTACGGGTGCCTTCCTTCATCTCCGACACGATGGTGCCGGTGATCACGTTTTCGCGGTTCGCGTACAGGTGTCCAAGCGTGAGCAGTACCGCTGCTCGGATCGCGTCATTGACGACGATCGGATCGCAGCCTGCGGTGCCGTCAAGCACCGCGACGGCCAGCGCATCCTCATCCTCGTAGACGCGACGATTCAGGAAGTCCTGCGCAGCGTCTTCAGCAGCGCCGCAATACAGGGCCAGCATCTCGTCGTCGTCGCTATCGACCCGGCAGTGCTGCCGGGCCTGTTCGATTTTCACCAGGCGCATGGCTCAGGCCTGCGGATGCGAGGCGGCGATGGCGGAAGTGATCGCCTCGATGACGCTCTTGCGGGCCTTCTCGCCCTTGGCCTGCTCTGCCTCGAGGCCTGCTGCCAGGACATCGGCGTCGGTCACCTGAGCAACTGCCGCTACGACGTCAGCCGCATTCTGGGCGACCAGCGCTGTGCCTGCCGAACTGGCGCTCGCTTCCGTGGCAGCGACAGCACCGGTCGCCAGGCCCGTCTCTACCGCTTCGCTCTGACTCGGAGGGCTAAGTTCCGACTTGTTTTCGAAGTCCTGTCGCATCTTGTTTTCCGCCTTGGGCGCGGATTTTTCTTCCGCGGCCGGCGCGATCAGGCCCAGCAGAAGCAGCTCCTTGGCCCTTCGCTCGCAACCTGTCCACTCCGTGTTACGGCGCTGGTATCCGTTGGGGTCGTTGAACCCCTTCTTGGCGATGTACTTCATGGCATTCTCCTGTGGCGGGCCCGAAGGCCCGCCACCTACTTGCGCCGCTGCGGGCCGCTGGTTACGGGGTCGAGTCTTCGAAGGTGCCGTGCACGAAGGACTCCGGGCGGTAAACCGCCAAGGCCAGGCGCTCTTCAGCGCGGATCGTGACCATGTTCTTGCGGAAGTTGTCGCTGTCCTCAGTCGAGACCTCGACAGCCGCGTCCTCACGGTCGAATACCTGGGCCGCGATATCGAACGCGCCGACCAGGAACTCGCCCTCGGGGATCGCGGTGGAGTCCACGACGGGCAGCTTCCACATGCGCGGCTGGCCGCCCTCCACCACGTTGACCCAGATGTATCGGCCCTGCTCGTCCTTCTGCAGTTCGATATCTGCCCAGTCGACTGGGTTCAGGGCAATGCCGCTCGCACGGTACTCAGCGACACGAACCTGGAGGATGGCGCGGCGGAGGAGGTCGATCTTCGTATCGCCGGCCTTGCGCAGGGTCTCATCGAAGGCAGTGGCCTGCGGAATCAGGCCGAGGATATTCTGGCCAGTACCGTCACCCGCCAGAAGCTGGGCTTCTTCGACGTACTTCAGGCCGTAGATGGCGCGGCCATTGATGTAGCTCTGCAGCAGCGGAATATCCGCCAGCACCTGCTTCGACGCCAGGAACCAGTGGGCCAACGTGCGCACCGGCGTCTGCTTCAGCTCGAAGGACAGATCGGACTGCGGCTTGAGGGTCGTCTCGGCCACCGCGGCGGCCATGTTCTGGAAGCCAGATTCCTGCACGAACTCGACCGAGTTGGACGAGGTGCGTCCCGGCATGAGCAGGTCGCGGATCGTGAACGGGCGATCCGGGCCCGCCACGATGCCGGGAACGCGAGTGGGCTGAATTCCCGCGCCGACGCCGCCGGTGCCGGTGGTGGCGCTGGTGATCGACGTGACGGCCTTCAGGTTCATTCGGGCAATACCGCGCCCCTTGGCGGCCAGGCCGGTGAAGTCCTCGGAATCGGTGAACTGCTCACCGATGGACTTGGCGCCATCCGGATCATTGGCTGCCGCGCGGCGCGCGAGCTTTTGCTCGACCTCGAGCAAGCGCGCGTTGATCTCAAGGCCGCTCTTGGAGAGAAGCTCCAGCGCGCCCTTGGTGTCGTCCAGGATCTTGCCGTGCTCCTTGATCTCGTTGGTCGCCTTCTCAGCGAACAGCTTGATCTCGTTGTCACGCTCGTTGAGCTGGCCGATCAGGCCCTTGAGTTCGAGCTGGTCGTCAAGGTTCTGGGCCTTCTTCAGGCCGCGGCCGATGGAGCTGGCGAGGTTGGTGTATCGGGACATAGTGATTCCTCAGAAAGTCGGGAGGGTGAGGCGGCCAAGCTGATTGGCCATGCCAGTGATTTCGTTCGCCGTGCTCCCGGACTCACTCCGGTCCAGCAGATGCTTCAGTCCACGGTTGGCGATAACCGTGGACTGGCTTTTCGAGAAGCCTGCCTCGCGCAGGAGCTGCTCAAATTCAGGAAGGGTGGGAAGCGAGCCATGCGCGAGCTTCGACTTGATGGCGTCGACACGGGCATCGTCATTGGCGGGGAATGTGACAAGGGAGATCTCCACGAGGTCCACCTTCTTCAGCAGCCGGACGCGCTCCTTCTCGTCCCAACTGTCCTCACGCACGTAGTAGCCGATCGACAGGCCAGAGACTGCTCCGGCCTTCATCAGGGCATGAGCCTCCTTGGCACGGGCGACACCGTCCAGGATGAGCTGCCCTTCGACCTTCAACCCGTGCGCGTCTTCTACCAAGGACGTGTAAATGCCGATTGGCTCCCCGGTGCGGTGCTGCCATAGGACCGGCACCGGCCTTCCCTTGGCTTTGATTTCCGCCAAGCTCTCGGCGAACGCACCTGGCATGACGACTTCTCGATAGCTATCAACCGTCTCGAAGACAGAGCCGTAGCCAGAGAAAAGGCCGTCATCACTGACGGCCTTCACGGAGAGGTCGAAGTCCCTGATCTTCAGGGACGCATTCTTTCGATTCATGGGTCTTTCCCGTTGTCGCTATCGATTTGAAGCCATGCGAGCAGCGCGGATCGGGCCTTTTGGTCGCCGGTCGTACCACCCAGTTGATCAAGCGGCACAAGATTGGACTGCACGGTGAGCACATCACCGCCAGGCAGCGGTGCGAGGTTCTCCTTGGCGCGCCCTTCGTTGCGGGTCATGAAGCCGTTCTGGGCCATCGTTGAGTAGAACTGCGCCCGTGCAGCGCTATCAGCGCGCAACAGCCCTTCGACAGCAAACTCTGCGAAATAGACGGCTCGCTCCGCCGGCGCCAGAAGATCTTTTCGAATGGATTGCTCGATGCGGCGCAGCCAAGGCGCGAGCGAGAAGGTCAGGAACCCGATCATCTGCTGCTCGATGCCCGTTCCCCAACTGGTCGATTTTTCCGAGTGACCTACCATGAAGGGAGGCACGCCGAACCACCGGCAGATCTCTTCCACATTGAATGCACGAGTGCCAAGTAGCTGGGCGTCCTCCGGGTTCATCGGCACCTGCTGATACTTCATCCCGGCCTCGAGCAGCATGGTCTTGCCTGCATTCATGGCCCCAGAGAACTCAGCCTGCATGTTTGTGCGGAACGTGTTGCGGTTCTCCTTGCTGAGAATTTGATCAGTGCTGAGAACGCCGCCGACGTTCATTCCGTTGGCGAAGACCTTCGCGGATGCCTCATCGGCCGCCATCGCGGCGCCGAAAACGTGGGCACCAGCCTGGATGGCAGAGACACCCATCGTTCCATCCACGCTGAAGCCACGGATGTGCCACATGCTCCCTTCGTCGATGACTCTCTGCCGGCCGTCGGTTCCGGTGTAGCGGTACTCCAGCTCGCCGGTCGTGAGCCGCCTTACAGCCACTCGCTGCGGCTGAAGAAACTCCAAACTCACCAGCCGACCAGCACTGGTGGTTTTCTCTGCGTAGGCGTTTCCCCACAGAAGCAGGCTCACCAGGACAACTTCCCAGAATTGCACCGCCGTCATGTCGGCATTGGGCTGGTTGTGAAGAAGCTCGTACAGGGGATGCCTAGGCGCAGCTGCGCGAGTCCCATCCGGCTTTCGTTCGAAGAAGCCAAGCGGGAGTGTCGCCAAGGTCTGAGAGATCAGGCGCACGCATGCCATGGCCGCAGAAAGCTGCAACACGGTCCGGTGCGTCACCGATTTTCCGGCGGCGGAGCCACCGCCATTCCAGGCAGACCAGAAAGCCTCATCGGTCAGGCCGATGGGCACGCCTAGCCATTTCAGAACCGATGACTTAATTCGACCGGGACCGCGGCGTTTGTTTTCCTGAGACATCAGCCCACCACGATTGGGTTAGAGAAGAAGTCATCGAGGTCGCCCTCGCCTTCTTCTGCAGCCATCGACAAGCCCACCGCCATGAGCAGGGAAGCCATGTCATCGATCTTGTCCGGCGACCGCTTCTTGTCAGGCTTCATGTTCAGGTTTCCATCTTTCAATGCGATGAGGTTGGACGCGCACCAGTTCAGGACCGGGTCGTTGCCGTGCTGGATCTTCTTTCCGACGTAGGCCCGCTCCAGCTCCTGCATGGCTGGGTGGTAGTTCTTCGTGGTCTGGTTGAACTCGACCAGCGGGTGCCCATCAGCCAAGAGGCGCTGCGCAATTTCAGCGGCGTTCCAGCGGTCGTAGCCAATCGCCAGAGGTCCGAACCGGGCGATGTCCTCCCGGATCCGCGCTTCCACCACGCTGTAGTCGGTGACCTCGCCTTCGGTCGCCTCAATCAACCCGGCAGCCACCCAGCCCGCATACGGAACCACGCCCCGCTCCGTGCGTGCCCGCACCGCGTCCGCCGGAACGAATCGACGGCCCCAGGTGTAATAGACGTCGTCCACCTTCCACACCAGGCGCCAGGACGTCATATCCAGCGTGCTCGCCAGATCGAACGAGCCCCAGCACGGGTGCCCTGCGAGCCAGTCCAGATCGACCGCGCCGCCGCACTTCTGCCACTTCGTCAGGTCCACCCAACCGGTGGCGGAGGACGCCGGTCGGTTGAGCCGCTTGATCTTGAATTCAGCCAGCTTCGATGGCATCTGCCGCGCCTCGACGGCCTCCTTGCGGATGGCCTTCAGCAGGTGCGGGTTGGCGTCCATCAGCGGGTTGGCCTTGTGCCAAGCCGATTCATCGAACTCGTCATCGTCATCGTCGACGGCGAAGAACACCACCAGGAAGTGGTCGGCCGAATCGCCCATGATGCCCTGCAGCACCTGCTTGGCGAACTGCCTGATTTCCCCCCACGGCCCAGGATTGGTGTATCCCTCGGTCGTGGTGTACAGCCAAAGCGGGTTGCTGCGTGCGCCTGCCGCCGACGTCAGCACGTTCAACAGGTCCGCCGACTTGTGAGCGTGGATCTCGTCCAGGCCCACATGCGACGGGTTCAGGCCGTCCTGCGTGCTGGCCTTGGAGTTGATGGGCTTGAAGGTTGCGCCCGTCTCCACCCGGCTGATCGCGTTGGCCCAGCACGCAAGCCCGAATGCCTCCTGCAGGTCGGGCGTCTTCTCCGTCATCCGCTTGGCGACGTTGAAGATGATTCGCGCCTGGCTACCGGTCGTGGCCGCCGAGATGATCTGGGCGCCCTCTTCCTCTTCACAGCACTGGCAGTACAGCAGGATCGCCGCAGCCAAGGTGGACTTGGCGTTCTTGCGAGCCACCGCGAACAGCGCCGACGTGAAGCGCCGGCTTCCATCGAGGTTGCGAAAGCCGAACAGTTGCACCACGAAAAACACGTGCGACCGGTGCAGCTCGATCTCCGGCCGTGCCCACTTCCCTTCAACGTGCGGCAGCTTCTCGATGAAGTCGCATGGGTCGCATGCGTGCCACTCATCGAACAGGAACGGCGGCCGCTTCCGCTTGGCGCGCTTGAGGTCCGCGAGGAACCGCTTGCCGGCCAGCCGAATCCACTTACCGAACTTCTTGCCCTTCTTGTCCGCTACCGCCTCTTCGGCGTATGCCGTGGCGATACCAACGTAATCACGCACGGGTCTTCCGCTTCGCACCGTTGTTGGCGAAGGCGTTCCCGGCCTTCTCGACATCGCCGGACGGCCTGACCTTGCCCTGGGCAACTGGCGTCAGCCCGAAGTCATTCATCAGGCCGCGCAGCTGCGACACCATGGACGCCACCGGCGCCAAGCCCGCGGCATAGAGCTGCACGGTGTTGCCGTGCAACGCACACAGCTGGCCGAAGGCGGACAGGCCGGCCTCCGTCAGCAGCTTGTTCGCGTGGAGGATCGGCGCCAGGCGGTCCCATTCCTTGATGGCGTGCGCATTCGGCAGCCAGTCCGGAGCAGGCGGCACGTCGGACACCAGCGGCAGTTCGGCGGCCGGCGCCGGCGGCGCGCGGTCAGGGCGATCCGTGCCGGCCACCACTTTCAGCGATGTCGGTTTGCGGGGGTTCGCCATGTTCGTTCCGAGGGCGGCCGGTTGACCGCGAAAAAATGGTTTTTCTCAACTGACGGTGCGTATAAACGCCTGGGCGCACGGTCAGGAGCGCGAACGACCTGAACTTTCGACCCGCCCCTCCCCCTCCGGGCTTCCCCGGGGGCGTGGGCGCGGATTTTCGTTCAGGTTCGTTCGCTGCTCGGCCGTGCCCCGCGAGGGCGGTTGCCGAAGCCGCCGTCCTCGCCTGCAGTCTTCACGTCGTGGCAGCGCTTGCAGAGGGGCTGCCAGTTCGAGGTGTCCCAGAACAGGTCTTGGTCTCCTCGATGCGGTATCACGTGGTCGACGATGCGAGCCAAGGTCACTCGACCGTGGCGCTGGCACTCCGCACACAGCGGTGCGCGCTTGAGGAACGTCTCGCGTGCCTTCTGCCATCGCCCGCCGTAGCCGCGCTGAGCAGTAGTCAGGCGGGTAGCCTCAGCCGGGACATGCACCAGCGCTTCGGCCCTGTGTGGCCGGTGCTTTGGAGCACGCGCGGGCACTACCTATCTGCCCGGATCACGGCTTGGCAGGCACGGAGCTGGTCGTCGGCGTCTCTGCCGATTCCAATAGCAGGGCCCGCAACCGTGACTCCGAGGTCGGTGGGCGCATCACGTTGGGCGGCGCCGGCAGCAGCTTCGGACAGGCGACCGGTGTGGCAGGTGGCGAGGTCGTGGCGCAGCCGGACAGTGCCAGCACGCAGCTCAGCGACAACAGCAGCAGGGACGGCCTCGGCCGCCGCGCGATCTTCTTCATGCTTCGCTCCGATGGTGGCCATGGTGTCGGCCTGCCTGTGCTCGGTCGCCCGAGCATCGTTTACCTGGCCCGTGGCCGCTTCGGCGACGGCCACACGTTGTTCGGATTTGGCCAGGCCGGCACGGTCACCGCGCCACGCCCAACCGGCACCGAACATGACAGCCGACCATGCGACGAACACGGCAATGGCAATCGCTACGGTCTTCATTGTTCCGCCACGCACTTGGCATGCCGCTCAAGCTGCCGGGTCCATACGCCCCTGCAGCCCTGCGGCCCCCAGTTCTGGGGAAGCGAGCAATCGCGGCCGGCCTGCTTCTTCCAGAGCAGCAGCGCATCACAGGCCGCTCGATATTGACCAGCCTGCAGCGCCCGGCGCATGGAGGAGCCGCGCCAGTTACCAATGCCGTACTGTCCGGTGAAATCGACATACAGGTCATATTCGCCCTGAGTCAGTTTCACGCCGGGAATCGACGCTCGGAACCGCGCCTCGTCCTCGCTATGGAGGTTCCGCGCCAAAGATGCAGCGCGCTCCCTGCTGATGGCCGGGTCACCCATTCGGACCGGCGTGCCATCCTCGTAACGCGTGGAACCGTGGCCGATCGTCGGTACATCGCCTTTCGTCGGAATGACCGGTGCCGCCGTAAACCCTTCGTATCCAAGCCAGGAGGCAAATCCGGCGGCGCTCAGCACCAGGCCGCCGACCAAGACGCGGATCGGCAACCCCGGTGACTTGCTCATACCTTTGCCGCCTTGACCGCCTGTCGCCACTCACGGACCCAGCGCCACGCCAGATACGTGATCTGACCGACGAGGTAGACAACAGTCAGGATGACGACCAGACGGTCGAGGTTGGCGCCACCCGCGACGGCTCCCGCAACAGCGACCGGCGGTGTGACCTTGGCGGCAGCACCGACTGCGGTGCTAATGATTTCGTCCCGCATGGTTGCCCCGTGAAATGTCCGGTTCGGCATGTCGCCCCTCCCGGTGTTGGTCAATAGGCGCCCGCCCCTCCGCCGGCTGGGCACAAGGGTTGATCCGGTCTGGGAAGCGGGCAAAGAAAAAGCCCCGGTTGCTGGCCGGGGCTGAGGTCGTGCGCGATAGTGGCGAATATGGCAGGGAACCTGCGGGGGCATCAACCCCGCACTATTCCATTGGTCAAATGCCAACATTGAGGAGAACTGGAAGTTTGATAACACCAGCTTGCACCAAGGATGCGCCCGCCTGTACTAGCGCGGCCACCACAAGGACATAAGTAAGATTTCGCAGCATGCCTTGGAGCCTAGTTGACTCGCGATGCTTCCGTTCCTCTTCTTCGTACTGTGAGAGAGCAGCAATCCCTCGACCCGTAATCGAATACCTCCCGTTTTTCTCCTTGAGTTCCGCGAGCTCACAAAGCGCCTTAAGCATGGATTCGACTCGAATGTACTGCCACTCCGCACCCTCCACCCTCGCCCAGCGCGGCCCGAAATAGGATTCCACAATGGCGGTCGCCGTAATCCCGTTAGTGCTACGCGCCTCATTAACCGACTGCAGAGTCCGAAATCTCTCTACGGATGCGATCTTTCGAAACTTCCCAGCCGTTCCTCTGACCGCTTCGACAAGCCGTGCAGCACGCACCCTCAACTCGGGCAGCCTCCATCGAATTGCCGAAGAAAAGGCACCCCAACGCAAGTACTCTTCTTCGGCCTCTTTCCAATATAGGTGGATCCGCGGCTCTGACGACCAGACATCGAAGATGGATATCTTTATCGGCTCAACGGCGTAGCCATTTCCCAACCAAAGGCGGCACAAGGCATCTTCGTCTTCCAAGCTATGGAACATGTATTTTTCGGCATGCAGTTCAAACCTCAACACCGCAAAATGGCGTGACCTTGTAGTAGGACCAGTCATAGGGACGCCACCCTCAGGCCTGATCGAGGCAATGTAGCTGAGCAAATACTTCAACCTGTCGCTCGAAAACACGAATGCTCCTGATTTGGGCCTACCGAATTCGCCAGCTGCGCTGCAGCGCCACACTCAGCTTCAGACATTCTAGCGAGCAGCCACTCGTAAACGCCACGCCACCTCTCCCGATAGCTTGATTCGTCTCGCCCGATTGCGGCTGCACGCCGCCGGTCGCTTACGACACCCAGTCCCGAGCCGTTGCAAACTTTGCACACCACCCGAAGGTCCCCGGCCATCGTTTCGCCGCGGCCTTCGCAGGAGTGGCAATGCGGCCGGGTGGCGATTTCGTTGATCACGGCGCCGGCCAGGCTCGGCAGCGACTCCAGCGTGCTGATCGGCCAGCACTGCGCCTTGATCTGCCCGAGCCTGTGTGCCGCTCGGTCTCGCTCGGCCCGCTGCTCAGCCGTCACTGCGCCGGCCCAGCCCATGCATACCTGGGCCAGGCCCAGCTCTGTGCGCGCGTCAGCCAGTCGGCGCTGCTGCCGGCGCAGCTCGGGGGTAACCAGGGCGATCACCGCGTCCCGCAGCTTGTGCCGGCGCAAGGCCGCGCCGTCGGGCCACCAGCAGGCCTCCAGCAGCTCCCGGCCCAGCCCGGCAGGCACCATGCCCAGCGCCGCAGCAATGTCCTGGTTCGTGAGGTCGGGCGTCCCGCCGCGGCCGGTGTCGAACTTGACGGTGGAGGGGCCTAGACGGGCCATCAGCTCACGGACGTTTGCCATCTTCATTCCCCAGTTGATCGTTGGTTTGTCCCGCACCGGTGATACGCACCACCACCTGCCCGCCCGGCCGGCGCTCGTTGCTCACGAACGGGTGGCTGATGAAACGCTTGTCGTCGATGCCCAGCAC